TTACAAAATAAAAGATAGTTCTCAATATCATCTTTACCAAATAACTTGATACCATCTTGGATCTTAGCAAGAGCCCAAACTCTTTTACCGTCTTGTAAAGAACCAGCAGTATGCATATGCATATCACCAGCATTAACAAACTCATCAAAGAATTCAAACGCTTGTTTGTTTTGTACAGGGTTCCATTTAGAAGATACATGAGTAAGAATCTTATCATCTGTATCTCTAACTAAAGCATTCATTCCTGTACTAATAGGTTTACTTTCTTTATTCATGAAGAATAAAGGTTTCTTAGAAACAGTCCAATCAAGTCCTGCTTGTTTAATAAACTCATCAGTAGATAAGTCTTGTGGAACTTTCTTGCCTAATCCATGCCAAGGAAGTTCACCAGCATAAGCCATAGTTTCAACAGCAGCAACCATTATAGTTCCTCCTTCTCTACAGGAATAGTTTCAACTCCAGAAAAGCCTTCGTCCTGTAATTCTTCAGACTTCTCTTCTTCGGTCATTTTCTTTTCTGACCATTTAGCTACTGACTTGATATCATCACCAAGACCAGCAACAGTACCACAGCTGGATAATCCAACTACAGCAAATAAAACAATAAGCATTTTAAACATTATTCACTCCTTTCTTATTGTTTGTTAATTAATTCTAAACAAGTATTTTTATGATCATGTAGATCGTATACTAATACTTGTAGATCTTCAAGAGCACTCTGTACTCCATGACCTTTATCGTCACCAGCGTTATCTATAGATGTCTGAATTATATCAGCTATCTCTTCTACTGTGTAAGGTTTTAACATCATATTCTCACTCCTTTGTTAATTATTAATATTTAATGTTATATTATTATAGTCCCACAATATCGAAATAAAGTCAACAGCTAAATTAAAATAATTTAGGCTGTTCACCAGTTACAACGCATTCGTCAGGATAAGCCATATCCTGGTTACAGAAAGCGTCATAGCTTGTTAAGAAATCATTGATTTCTTCGATTGATAGATTGTCAAATTGACCGCCAGAAGCGTTGTCAACAAAGTCTCTAATGTCCCTTGGGACATCTTTATGTTCGTTAAAGCACCATTGCATAATAAACTCCTTCTCTTATTATATTATTATCTCACAATAACGTAATAAGGTCAACAGCTATTTTATTTTTTTTTAATAAATTTTGTAGCACGCAGAACACGTGGATCGTTCGGTTTCTTTTGTATTAGTGAGTCAAGATCTTTACCTACTCTGGCTTTACCTTTCCATTCTGTAGTAATATCTCTGACTACTTCTTTAAATAGTTTGAGTACTTCTTGATCAGCTTTCTTTAATACTTCCATTAATGTAGTTTCTGGTTTGATTGGAAATCTTCTTACTCTAAAGATCAAACCATTATCAACTAAACCATTCATAAGATGAGCTGTAACTCCAAATGTTTTATCTTGATAATATAATGCCCAGTTAGCAGAACAACTACCTGGATGTTCAGGTGGTCCTGGATGGAAGTTAACACAGAATACTGACTGTGTAATCTCTTTAGGTATTATCATATAGTTTTTAAAACTAAAGATAACATCAGGCTTCCATCCTAAATCTTTTGGAAATTTGTCAAAACGTTTCTCACAATCTAATGATCCAATAGTATGATTGGTTTGTCTTAGAAAGTCTAAAGCATTCTGACTATAAGGACAATCTCTTTTTTTAAGTATTAGAATCTTCACTATAGACCTAAGTCACTAGCCTTGAAATGAAAGTCAGGTTTACCTAACTTCTCACATAAGTTCTCTTGTAATCTTTCAATATAATAGGATCCTTCTTCTAGTTCTTTCTTTCTCTTAGGATCTTTCTCAGCTACAAACTCTTCATGAATACAATTCTTAGCATCTCTCAAGTATTGTTTTACTTGTGCAACAAAATGTATATTAGTAGCCTTCGCTAATTTTCTATGATCAAATTTTATCATAATGTAACTCCTTCTTCAGTTTCATTCATTATATCCTGTTTGTCTTCTTCAGTCAACGGCAAACATTCAGCTTGTACTTTTATCTCATTGCCAACAAAGTTTAATCTAATTGGATTAAAGTTTTTTATTTCTTGTTCACAATGTTCTTGTGTAGTAATCATTTCTACATCTACTGGAAAGACATCACCTCCCAGCATGGCAATAGTTATTTTTATAACCATTAATACTTCATTAACCATTTTTAGCTTTCATTTATGTACTGATCATTAAGTACATCTCCATGACTATTTACAAGATTAACATAATCACCAAAATAAAAAAGGAAAGTCTGAACTAGCATATCATATTCACCAGTATCCATCATTTCTTTTACTATCTTAGAACCATTTTCACCATTATCTCTAGCCATACGTTTAGCTGTAGCACAAAGGTTCATTGCATTACCTGCAGGTCCGTCTATATTGATTGTTCTAGTATAATTCATATTCTCACTCCTTGTTAAAGTTATACCATATTATTATAATCCCATAATATCGAAATAAGGTCAACAGGTAAAATAAAAAAAAGTTATCCACATAAATACATGTAATAGGAGAGGGATAAAATGGATCCAATCACAGCAATAACAGCAGCTACAGCTGCCTTTAATACGATCAAAAAAGGCTTTGAGGTCGGAAGAGAAGTTGAGAGTATGTATGGTGATATAGGTAGATGGATGACATCTGTTGAAGCAGTTGAAAAAGAAGCTAAATCTGCAAAGAGCAGAGGTATGTCTGTTGAAGAAGAGGCATTAGAAATATTTGCTCATCAGAAAAAAGTGAAGGCTATGGAAGAAGAATTAAGAACCTTTATTAACCTTAGTCATGGTCCAACTGCATGGAACGAAGTATTAAGAATACAAGCAGAAATAAGAAAGAAAAGAAAAGAAGCCATTCTCAAAGCAAAACGAGAACGTGAGCAACTAATCATGTGGGTATTAGTTGGTGTAGGAGGTTTAGCATCACTGTGGTTGGTTTTCTATATAGTATGGAAGGCAATGGGGAATTAAATGAATAATGATTTTTTTAGCAAGTTAATGAAAAGTCATTGGTTTTGGATCTATCTCTTTATAGTAATTCTATTTGGAGTAATGACATTAATAGATTTCATTACATCACTTTAATAGTTGTCTTCTTTGCAAACATAGTGTATGCTAAAGAATATGGTACATACTATTTGATTGGTCAAGATTGGACAATAGAAAGTGGTGACAGAGTTTTAAAATGTTTATACAGACATGATATGAAAAACAAAATAGTCACCATTCAATATAACTATCCTTGCATACCTAAAATAGTAGATACAATTAAGAAATGAAATACATAGTAATAATAGTAATGTTGCTTTATCCTACATTAGTAGATTCTAAAAACTATAAATGGAGTGGCAAAGGACATTTATATGATGAAAGGAACCAATATTTGGTTGCCTGTAGGCTTGTAAAAGAGAAAAGAGTTGAACCATTTTTTGGTGAAGACTCAGTTAAGTGTCATTATAGATGTCAGGACTATAAAGAAAAAAGAGACGAGTTTGTTATAACTACACATAGTGATCATACGTGTATGAAACAAGTAACTCAGCCGAGAGGCGATAAAAGAGATTGGAGAAGCAAATGAGAGAACCTGATTGGTTTTTAAGATGGTTTATGTATTGTATAATGGCAGCATTTGCAATAGTATGTCTTATGATGTCACAAGTATATGCAAAGTCAACATGGGATGAATATTTAAAAGATGAAGTAGTTGGAGATAAAACTGTATGGTATGATAATAGTATATTAATAACATCACCATATAGAGCTTTGGATCCAGCTGGAGTAGAAGTATCAATATATGATAGAGCTCCTGGTATAGCAGATTATACTAAACTTACTTTAGTTATAGATGAGAATCCAACACCATGTTGTGCGACATTTGAATTTTATCAAATAGTACCACATGTAATGACTAATGTAAGAGTAAATGCATATACAGATTTAAGAGTTATATCAGAAAACAATTATGATGAATTAAGATATAATAAACAATATATAAAAGCAGCAGGAGGTTGTTCAGCACCACCAGTGTTGACTTCTGATCAACCTTTTGGTACAATAAACTTAATACAAACTAATGGTTGGACAAAGATTAAAATATGGCATCCTAATTTTTCAGGTATGCAATATGATCAATTAACAAGAACAGAGATCCCAGCAGAGTATATTGAAAGTGTACAATTATTTGTTGAAGATAAATTAGTTTGGGAGTATAATGGTACAATAGGTATTGCACAAGATGTATTCTTTATGATGCCTATACATACTGAAGGAAAGCATGTTGTAATATATGCAAGAGATAATTTAGGAAACGAGTTTGAATATGATAACCTTAACTGATTCTGCTAAAGACTATATCTATGATATAGCTGTAAAGAATAATAAAAAGATAGTTTCATTTGGAGTAAATGGAGGTGGCTGTGCTGGCTTTAGTTATAAATGGGATTACTTAGATGAACCCATAGATGGTTATAGTTTGTTACCAATAAGAGATGATATACAACTAGCTGTTGACAAGACTTCTGAAATGTATATTATGGGTAGTGAAATAGATTATGTCCAAGAACTAATGGGTAGTTTTCTTAAAATTAATAATCCGCTAACAAAATCTTCATGTGGGTGTGGAGAGAGTTTTAGTGTCTGATTATCCTCCAAAACAAATTCTAAACAAAATAGAAAAGATAGAAGAGCAGTTAATTCGTATAGAAAAGAAGCTAGACAATCATATAGATTTTATTATGAAAGTTTATAAACCACTATCAAAACCTATTGATAAGTTTCGTGAATGGTTACGATAACTCAATATTATGAAAAAAAATGGTAAAAAAAGGTGTTTCTTAACGAGTTGTTAATCGTAGGTTCAGACAAAGGTAGTATATTATACCTAAATAATAACGTGAAGGTCCGCGGTCCTAGACAACCGGCTTCTGTTAAATATTAATATTAACAAATAAGAAGGAGCAAATCATGGCTTGGAATAAACCACAAATTACAGAGATCTCTGTAGGACTAGAAATTAATTCTTACGCTTGCGCAGAGAAGTAATTTCATATTATATTGGGCGCGAACAGCGCCCAACTTTTAAATAAATACAATTATGGCATATAGTAAACAACTTATAGACCACTATGAGAATCCTCGAAATGTCGGCTCTATGGACAAAGAGGATCCAAATGTAGGTACTGGATTAGTAGGAGCACCAGCTTGTGGTGATGTTATGAAACTACAAATAAAGGTTAATCCAGATACAAATGTTATTGAAGATGCTAAATTTAAAACATTTGGGTGCGGTTCAGCTATCGCGTCCAGTTCACTAATAACCGAGTTAGTAAAAGGAAAAGCTACAGATGAAGCACGAGGAATACGAAATACCGACATTGCAACAACTTTGGCGCTACCACCAGTTAAGATCCATTGTTCTGTTCTTGCAGAAGATGCTATCAAAGCTGCGATTAAGGACTATGAAGTAAAATGTGGATGCAGTTCAGAAAAAAAATAGCTTGACTTTCTTTTAAAAATCAGATAAAATAAAAAAATAAATATTAATGCGACTATTAAAGGAGGTTTTATGAGAAACTTAATACCAAAATGGTTAATTGGTTTCGCATTTCTTTATGTTATATTACAAATTATAACATTAGAACTACCAGAGAGAGATAGAGGAGATATGATGCCAAGATTGTTTAGTCATGGCAGCATTGAAAATATTGTCTTACAAAACGAAACTATATACAGTGTAGATATTAACAAATATAAAATGCCACATGAAGATGCAACTAAACAAGAGAGTATAATTTGTCTTGCAAAGAATGCTTATTTTGAAGCAAGAAATCAATCAGTACTTTCTCAGATAGCTGTAAGTCAAGTGGTTATGAATAGAGTACAAAGTCCAGACTTTCCAAATACAGTTTGTGGTGTTGTGTATGAAGCACAACTCAGTAAATGGTATAAAGAAAAGATGGATAAAGAAGTACCACTTAAACATAAATGCCAGTTCAGTTGGTATTGTGATGGTAAAGCTGATATTATTACAGATGTTCAATCATATAAAATTGCATTAGCTGTTGCCCATCAAGTACTTTCAAAGTATACTATGCATGACGTTACTGATGGAGCTGTTTTCTATCATGCCTATTATGTTAATCCAAGATGGGCTAAAGAAAAGATCAAAACAGTAGTTCATGAAGATCATATTTTTTATAGAGAAAGGAACTAGATTTGAAAGCTGGTAAAGTATGGGGAGTTACAGAAGCTCTACTACAAAATCCTGTGGTAGAGTTTCATAGAATAGAAATAAATAAAGGTGGTGAGTGCAGCACTCATAAACATGCACATAAGTGGAATGGATTCTTTGTTGAAGAAGGTGAGTTAGAGATCCATGTTTATAAAAACGATTATGACTTAACCGACAAAACAATACTTGGTCCTGGTGATTTCATGTCAGTTAAACCAGGAGAGTATCATCTATTCAAAGCAAATAAAAATACAATCGCTTTTGAGATTTATTGGCCCGAGCTTTTATCCGAAGATATTCAACGGAAAAGTGTAGGGAAAATGAATGCATAACATAATGTCAACTTCTAAGTTCAGTAAAATAATTACTGATCTAGTAGAAGAAAAGGATATCACTTATATGGATGCTATAATGGATTATTGTCATAAGAATCAATTAGAAATTGAAAGTGCTGCTAAACTTATTAATCAAAAGATTAAAAAACAATTAAAGGAAGAAGCAATCACATTAAACTTTATGAAAGATGAAGAACATATATGAAGGTTTTAATGCATATAAACTTTACCTAGCTGTTAAGAATCACTTTACTACAAGTTATGATTTTTTTAAATACAACGGTAAAGTTAATGCAAAAGAAGATAGTTTTCTAAAAAGGAGAGATAAATTCTTTTTTGCAAAACTTCAAAGAAAATATAATAATGATCAACTAAGAGATTTATTTGTTAGCAACTTTGCTGATGGAGAAGACTTTTGGATTGGAAATGTGTTGACTCAAAAAGCTGAGTCAGTTTATACAGAATGGAAAGCAAGACAAATGAAGTTGTCTTACATATTTGAACAAGATCTTAAATTCTTATATGATTATTATAATGAAAGGAATTTAGATTTCAATAGTTTATTTGTTATGGAAAATGGCCATCCTATATTATTACAGTGTGTATTAAGAAATGATATATATGTTGAAACAATGGTTATAATTGATAGAGTTTTAAACTATAGTCGAAAATGGAATAAAGTATTAGATGATCCAGTTTGGACTGAATTTAAAAAACGAATGGATAAGTATAGTCCTTTTGTTTTGTTTGAAGCAGATAAAGGTAAAAAAATTTTAAAGAAAGTATTTGTAAAATGAATAATGAAGTAGAAGCATTTGTTG